CCCTGTGGCAAGGCACGTTCATGGTCGGCTCCATGGCTTGCGGCACCAACGTGCTGCGCCCTGACTGCGCCATCGAACTCACCTTCAGCTAATAAGGTGCGGGGGCCTTCGGGCCCCCTTTCTTTTCCTTTTGCGACTTAGGCCATGACCCTCACTCGCACCACATACCTTGAGGCCGTCAACCTGGTGCTGCGGATGGCGGGCGAAGCCCCGGTCAACGCTGTAGACGGGCAGTTTGGCTTAGCTCAACAGTCAAGCGATGCCCTCATAACCGCTAGTCGCAAACTGATGATGGAGGGTTGGTCGTTTAACACCGACTACCAACGCACGCTGCAACGGGATAACGCTACAAACGAGATCAAGGTCCCCACCAACGCACTGCGCGTTGAGGTCAACCGTTTTGACTACCCCAGCTTGGAGATTGTGCAGCGAGGCGAGAAGCTGTACGACCGCAAGGCTGGCACCTACGTCTTTGCCCAGGACATCAAGGCTGATGTGTCCTTTGGCTTGGAGTGGGATGAGCTGCCTGAGCACGCCCGTCGACTGATTGCCGTGACGGCTGGCCGTGAGCTGCAGCAATCCGTCATTGGTTCTGCAGACTTAGAAAAAATCAACTACGCCATGGAGGCTGAGGCCCGCTCGGCTTTCATGGAAGTAGAGACAACCACCTCCAGCCACAGCATGCTGCAGGGTAACCCCAACATTGCAGGCCCCTACCTGAGCTACATCCCCACACAAGCCCTGCGTCGTTAAGCCATGCCGTTAGTTAGCAGCACCATCCCCAACCTGATCAACGGGGTAAGTCAGCAGCCTGCGGCGCTGCGCTTGGCATCCCAGGCTGAGGCCGTTATCAACTGCATGCCCAGCCCTGTAGAGGGCCTTAAGAAACGCCCTCCCTTTAGCCACATCAAACAGATCTTTGCAGGCACTGCAGGCACTGGTCGTCCGTTCTTTACGGTGGTGGACCGGGACGGAGCCAACCGCTGGGGCGTGCTGCTGCAAGACCAAGCTATCAAGGTGTTTGACCTAGACGGCACATTGCGCACGGTTACAGCACCCAACGGGTTGAACTACCTGGATGTCACAGGAGAGCCCAGCAAACAGTTCCGCGTGGCTTCCGTTGCTGACTTCACCTTCATTGTGAATCGAGAGAAGGTGCCTGCGCTGCTTACTGGCGCTGGAGACAAAAGCCCAACCTGGGGCACAAAGTCAATGGTGTTTGTAAAGGCCGCTCAATACAACACCACGTATTCAGTCACGGTCAATAACACCACTGTGACTTTTACAACGCCTGTTGTGGGCAGCGGTCAACCCACCACGCCGACCATTGCCACCAATCTGCGTAACAGCTTGGCGTCGGCCTTGGGAGGGGCGTTCACCATTACAGCCAATGACTACATCATCAACATTCAGAAGAACGACGGTAGCGACTACACCCTTTCTGCCACTGACGGCTATGACGGCCAGTCAATTCGTGCGATTAAAGGGGTAGTAAGCGGCATTACCGACCTACCTACCATCGCCTTGCACGGTTTCATCGTGAAGATACAAGGCAACACGGCTTCGGAGTTTGACGACTGGTATTTGATTTTTGAGACGAATACCGGCAGCGGCTTTGGCGCAGGGGTGTGGAGAGAGACCGTAGCTCCGGGCATCGACTACAAGCTGGATCCAGCGACCATGCCCCATGTGCTGATACGCAACAGCAACAACACCTACACCTTTAAGCAATTTGACTGGTCGCCTCGTAAGGCAGGTGACGTCAACAGCGCCCCAAACCCCAGCTTCATAGGACGAGCAATCAACAACCTGACGATATTCCGCAACCGCTTGGCTCTGTTGACCGACGAGAACGTGGTGATGTCGGCAGCTGATGAGTTTGAGCGGTTCTTCCCTGAAACCGTGCAGACGGTTTTGGACTCAGACCCAATCGACCTGAGCTGTGGGGGTAACCAGGTCAACATCCTGTTGGCTGCGGTGCCATTTGCCAGCACCCTGCTCCTGTTCTCACGGCATGGTCAGTTCCGTATGGACAGCGGTTCGCTGACCGTTCAGCCCCTTACGCCCAAGAGCGCCAACATCACGGCAATGACAGCCTTTGAGCTGTACGACGGCGTAGATCCAGTAGCTGCAGGCCGCACGATTTTCTTTGCAATTCCCCGAGGTGAGTTTAGTGGCCTGCGGGAATACTTCCTGCCAGATACCACCAGCCCAGTACCTGCATCAGATGAGGTGACCTCAGCGGTGCCGCGATTCATACCCAGCGACATTGCCCAGATGACGGCCACCGTGTCGGAAGAGTCTGTGGCCTTGGTCGCCAAAAGCCAGCCCAAGCGAATTTACTTCTACAAGTTCTTTTTCCAAGGGGATCAAAAGCTGCAGAGCGCCTGGTCCTATTGGGAAGTGTCAGGCGCCAAGTCGATCATCGGCATCCAGTTTGTCGACAGCGACCTGTACTGCGTCGTTGAGTACGCGGACGGCGTGTACCTGGAAAGGGTGGTTGTCCGTCCAGAGAACGTGGACACAGGCGCCGGCTACGAGCTGCTGGTAGATCGCAAGGCAACAGAGGCAGCCTGCACTGTTGCGCTTACTAACCCCAGCGGCCTGGATACGCAGTCAACCATTACGCTGCCGTATCCCCGCAACACCACAGCTCAAATGGTGCTGGTGGGTCGGGAGCATGCAGGCAACACTATCCAACCAGGCCAGGTGATCTACCCCCTTACGCAGGCCGCTAGCACCATCACAGTGCGCGGTGACCTGACGGCAGCCAAGTTCTTTGTTGGCGAGCTGTACGACATGCGGTACGAGTTCTCGACTCCGTATCTGAAAGAGCAGCCCCAAGGCGGGGGCATTGCAGTGATTGGTGGTCCCAGGCTGCAGATGCGTACCTGGACGCTGATCCACGACAAGAGCGCTCACTTCGAGATGTGGGTCACACCCCGCGGCAGGGACACCAAGAAGCACCCCTACAACGGGTTGTTGATGGGTGATGCTGGCGTAAAGCTGGGCCAGGTGCCGCAGATGGTGGGCAAGTTCCGCGTGCCTGTGATGGCACAGAACATCGACACCAAGATTGAGATCAGGAGCAGCAGCCCACTGCCCTGCCGTATTCAGTCGGCAGAATGGGAGGGCAACTACTACAGCCGCACGCAACGCCTGTGACGGTTGGCTATACGCGCATCACTAAGGCGTCAGACATCCCTGTGGTCGCCGCCAACATGCGCAAGGAGGACGTGGCTGAGGTACTGGCAGGTGAGGGTCGAGGGCCTAAGGAGGCGCTGTTGTTTGCTTTTATGGCAGGCAAACCCTGCATGACCATCTGCAACAGCAAGGACGAGCCCATAGCCATGTGGGGCGTTACGCCTGATGCAGGTAAGGTGGGACGAGTATGGATGCTGGGAACCGACGAGCTAGTTGGTGACCGGCGCATTCGCGTCCGTTTTTTGAGGGAGGTCAAGGCGTATCTCAAGGAGCTGTTTAAGACCTACGCTGTGTTGTGGAATTGCGTCGATGCCCGTAACACGGTTCACATACGATGGATCCAGTGGATGGGCTTTACCTTTGTCGCTAAGCATCCAAACTATGGTGCAGAAGGTCGATTGTTTTTGGAGTTCTGCCAAGTAAGCCCATGTGCGATCCAACCACTGTAGCTGCAGTTTCTGTCATTTCCGCTGTAACGTCAGCGGGGCTTGGAATCTATGGCTCTATTGCTCAGGGCGAGGCGGCTCAGCAGCAGGTTGAACAACAGTACGCGGCGCAGCAAATGCAGGCGCAGTACCAGTTTGCTGAAGCACAGCGGCAGATGGACTACCAGTTCCAAGAGCAGCTGCGCATGGCTGAGTACACCTATCAAAACCAGGTGGCACAGCGTGACGCTGAGTACCGCAACGCATCCTTGCAATTCGACTACCAAATGGCTGAGCAGCAGCGGCAGTACCAGTACGAGCTAGCTGTCAACCAGCAAAACTTCGAGTACCAACAAGCTCAGGTTGACGCTAACCGTGCCTTTGAGCTGCAAAGGGAACAGCAACAGAAGTCAGTAATGGAGCTTAACTCTGAGTTGGCAGGCATTGCTTACGGCAACGACCTACGCCTGCTTGACTTGCGCTTTATGCAAGAGGAGGAAGCTGCCGCACAAAGCAAGCTCAAAGCTCAAAAAGAAATAGCCCAAGAGCGTGCAGCTGTGCGTGCATCAGGCCGCACTGGCAACGTCGTAGACAACTTGCTAGCTGATTACTCCCGACAACTAGCTCAGTTTGATTACGCCACTAACCGCAACCTGGCTTTTGCAAGCAGAGACTTGCAAGAACAAAAGCGCGGCAGCCAGGCTACATACGCGGCACGTAAGGCTTCAGAGCAGCCTTACATCAAGCAGCCATATGTTGACCCGATCAAAGGGCAGGCTTTGGCCCCTGGTGGTGGCGTGGCGCCAGTGTATGGCGTCGCACCAGTGCGTCAGCAAGTTACTAGAGGCGAGGTGACACGGGCTCCTGTGTACAAGTCGTATGTAGACATGTCGCCCTACTACATTGAAGCTGCCAGCGCCGGCGTTACGGGCATAGCCAATACTGTCACTGCCGCAAGCAAATACAAAGCAGCAACAGCAGCGCGGCCCAAGCCCGCTCCCAAGCCCGCTCCCAAAACACCCGGGAGGTCTCCCTAATGGCACGCCCTACTCTCGGCCCCGCTTACGGCAACACCGATAGGTCGACACCGGCCAGGCTTTTGGGTGGCATCCCGGAATCAAGCAGCCAGGCGCCGATTGCTGGTAACGAGCTAGCAGCACCGGCCCTGCAGGTCGTACAGCGCATCGTTGACACCTTCTCTGCGCCAGGCCAAGGGCCCACCCTGGGCGGCCCTATGCAGATCCCGTCGCCCCCTGGCGTTGCCCGGGCACAAAACCCCGTGGTGTCGCCACTGCCGCGGCCCTACACACCACCTAACCCGGTGACGATGGAGAGCCGGGTGCTGGAATCACCGACGCCGCCATACGTCGACAACATGGGGGCGTTGGCTAAGTCCTTGTCAGGCTTCAGCACGTTCTTTGACGCCCTGCAAAGAACAGTAGAAACAAGGGACAAGATTGCTGACGAAAACGCCAAAGCTGCAGGCGGCGCATTGGCAATGCAGGCTGCTCAAGCCGGTACGTTTGACAGCTTGCAATCCCTGCAAAAGCACCTTGAAAGAGGCAAGGCGCAAGGACTTGCGGGCTACGACGTCTTGTTGCAGCGGTTTCAAGCTGCTGATCCCCGAGCCCTGCGTTACGCCACCATTTCCATCCAAGACGCTTACGTCAAAAGCAACGCCGCCACCCTCAAAGAACGCCTAGCGCAAACCAAAACTTTGCTGGATGGTCGTCCTCTTGAATCAGTACCAGCTAGCGACCCTGCGTTTCAGCAGATGATGACCGCCTTGGCGCTGCCCGGCGGGTCTGCAAACCTCTTGCCTGAGGTATTGCAGGCTAATCAACCACTGTTATATGCGCTTTACGGCTCAGCCGCTGCAGATCAAGAGAAACGGTTTGGTGCCTACAAAACACAAAAGGCCTATGTAGGTTTATACGCAAATATTGATGCTAATAGTACAACGTTAAACAACAATCTTTTAACTCCAGCGCAAGTAGGATTTAACATTACCCAAGGTTCTGATGCGTTTTTTAGCCAAAGCGGTCAAACCACCGAGGAATATCAAAAAGCAAAAGAAAACCTTCCTAGGCTAATTATCAAGTCAGTGTTAGCGGATGCCAGAGGCAATTACGACAAACTTAGCCGCGCTCCCGCTCGTATAGAAGAAGTGTTAAAAAATATACGGGTTGGCCCAGTGGCTGATGGCGACAAGCGCCCTCTTTTGCTTGATGAAATTGGCGGTAAAGCCAAATATGATGAGCTTATAGAGGAAGTATACAAGGAAATAATTGGCCGGCAAAACCTGCAAGACAGCCTCGCTAGCCGCAATCATCGAGAAAGAGCTAACACTGATATTCAAAACACTTTTACGCCTGATGTGCTGACAGATCCTGAAAAATTTAGAATTGCTTCAAACACGTTGCGAAGCAACGCGGCTACAGAAATAAGCCGTGATCCAGTTGGTGGTGCAACTTACTCGGATGTAATTGAAAGTGCTATTAAAACAATAAGCGTTGGCACGGTAAATCAGGTGCAACAGCAAAATGCAGAAGCTTTATATTATGAAATGTCTCAAGCAGGCTATGATTTGTCTCCACGTCTTTTGGCAATGCAAAAAAGCAATCAAATTAGTTTTGAAACTTACAAAAGTTTAATGAGCGAACAGGGTCGCCGTAACGACGCAATTAACAAGCCCAACTATGACAGCTTGAGAAAGCTGCAAAACGAGCTAGGGAAATACACAGAAGATTTAGCCAGAACTGGCGGTTCTATTGGTAATTCTGTTTTTACCGATCAGGAGAGCATAAAGATAGTACAACTACAAAATAAATTTTACAGAGAAGGCAGTGAAATAATTAGAAAGAATCCACGTCAAGATGTTTCGTTGCAGCTAGGCGAGGCATTTAAAAGAATAAAAGAGGAGGCAACAAAAGAGATCAGAAAACAAGCGCCATCTGGCGCCACACCAGAAACTATTATTCGCGGTTTGGAAAAGCAAAATGGTCCACGGGCTTCTTCTCAAGAAAAAACAACAAACCGGGGCCGGGTTGAGAGAGAGAAAATGTACGACAAGCGAATTTTAGAAAAGCAGCTTGACGACATTCTTAGTGGCAAGCCTTTGGACGACGCAACACGGCGATACATTCGTCGCACGGGCATGAAGCCCAGCGAGTTTTTTATTAGACAGTCAGCAAACCATGGCTCTCCTCTTACTGGCGAACAACAAGAGCGCCTGCGAGAGCTTGATGGCGGCGACTTGGTGTCACAAGTCCCAACAGGCAGTGATGGCTTGGCCATGCTGCCTGCCAACCGCTACCCGTCAATAGCGCAAAAGCTTGGCCTGCAATTTGCCAGCACCGTGCTTGATGCCTTTGTGCCCCCTGCAGCTGCGGCAACAACTCAACCAATAGCTGTGACCGGCGGCATGGGAGGTTTGCTGGGAGTGCTTCGCAGCGGTGAAGGCGGTTGGAACAGCGTGAACCGTGGCCGTGCTGGTGACAGCAATCCAATTCCTAACTTGACTGCTATGCCTATTGGCGTGGTTGAGGACATGCAAAAGCGCAACCGCGTGTTTGCAGTTGGCGCCTATCAATTCACGCCAGGCGTACTTGCCAGGGCACGTAAAGAAGCTGGATTGTCACCTAATGCACTGATGACACCGGCAAATCAAAACGCCATGGCAACGGCATTAGTGCTTGGCAGCAAGCGACCTGCCCTTGCTAATTACATTCGTGGCAAAAGCAACGACATCAACGCCGCTCACTTAGACATTGCTAGTGAATGGGCATCATTAGAAGGCCCTAGTGGCCGCGGCCTGTACGACAACGACAGTGCTGGCAATATGGCCAGTATCCCGGCAGCAAAAGTTCGCGCAGCCTTACAAGAGGCTCGTCGGGCTTACCTCTCCAACCGCAACTAAGCCATGCCGTATCAACAGATCAAGGATCCGCAGACCGGCGAGGTTCGGGAGGTGTACGTCGCCCCGCCTAGGCCTGCTGCTAAGCCTGCTGCTAAGCCTGCTGCTAAGCCAGCTGCGGCACCCCAGCAGTCAAACGTCAATCCTTTGCTTCAGTTCATTGCCAACACGCCTGTAGGCCTTTTGCTGCAGGCAGGCGGCAGCTCCATAGGCACAGGCCTTGATGTGTTGCAGCGTGGTCGCAGTATCCCTGAGGCCCTTGGAGCAAGTAATGAGGCATATGTGCGGGCCCTTGAGGGGCCAGGCGCTAACAAGGCAACGCTGCGGGTCATCACCAATGCAGCCCGCAATTTTTTGCAAGAGCCTAGTGATTTCCTTACGGCTGACCTTCCTGCTGCGCTTGGTGATAAAGCAATTAAGCCCAGCACTGCTTACCCAGGCGGTGATGCACCCTTCCTGGGATTTCTGCCGCCCCTGGCTAAGGCAAAGAGCAGCGGCCCTGCTGAGGACTTAGCCACTGGCATTGCTCAAGTAGCTCTTTCATTGTTTCCTGCCAGCAAAGCTGTAAGCGTGGCTGGTGCTGGCCTTAAGGCACTGCCTGGTGCAGCACGAGTCGTAAAAGCCACTGACAAAGCGGGTGATGCGTACCAAGCCGCAAAGGCTGCGCAGATCACCAAGCTGGCACCAAAGCTGCAGAAGCCTGCAACTATCGCCGCTGGTGCTGCTGAGGCCGTAGCAAGCAACCTGGTAGGCAAAGGCGCAGCGACTGGTGCGTTAATTGACTTTGCTTTTTTTGACCAACACGAAGGCCGCCTGTATGACCTGGCCGACAACCTTAAAAAGCAGGTCACGGGCACTCCGCTAGAGGTTCCTTTCTTTGACTACCTCAAGTCCAAGCCCGGTGACGTTGGCGTCCAGGGCCGTCTTAAGAACGCCGTAGAAGGCGTGTTTGTTGGTTCCACTGTCGAGTTCCTGATGCGGGCTTTCCGCGCAGGTAAGTACGTGGAACGCCTGCGTAACGCAACGCCTGAAGAAAGGCCTACTGCTGCAGCTGTCGCAGCCGAAACGGTTAACGACCTAAAGAAGGTCATGACGCAGCAGGGCACTGATGCTGCAGAACAAGTACGTGCCCTTAACACTCTGCAAGACATTGGAAGAGGCGTTGAGGTTCCTAGCCCGGCTGCCGCACCTGGTGCCCGTGCTGTTGAACCTGAGCCCATTGCCGCGGGGGTTGAAGCTCCTGGCGCAACTGCTGCTGCACCTGCGCAAGTAGATAGACGCACTCTTGAGTTGCCTGCTGATCTGCAGCGGTCTGGTAGGCGCTACGGCAAGGCAACTATCAATTTTGCAAGCGACCTTGACCGCGCCGCTTATGTGTTAGCTAACGATGCAACGAGGTCTAGCAAATATCCACCTAGCAAAACTGCACCGCTGTTCCGCAAAGCTGTAGAAGACGCAGGCTTTGACGTGGCCGACGTTGTAGCCCATGGCCGCAAGGTGAAGCAAGCCATTAGAGATGCGGCTGGCGGTGGCGCTGCTCCGAAGCAAGCCATGAAATTAGACATTGCGGATCAAGGTTTCAAAGCCCGTGGCGGCACAGACCTGGCGTCGGAGGTGGCAGCTGCTCGCCTGTCGCAACGTGAAGCACTTGCGCAAGTAGAAGCGCCGCTTGGAGCGGCTGCACCTGTAGCCCGTGCCGCTGACGAGGTAGCCGTTCCGGCAGCCGATGCAGCAGTTCCTCCCGCAGCTGCTGCACCTGAGCAAGCAGTGACGCCAACTGACATCCAGGCTCGCATTGCAGCCCTGGGCCCCGAGCCTGAACTGCCCACGCCACCGCAGGTTACTCGCCCAGAACAGCAAGCCGATCCCCAAGGCTTTGGTGTTGTCTCAGATGTAGACGCTGCTGCTCGCGAGACATACGAGGCTCAGCTCAAGGCCTACAACGACTACTACGCACAGCGTGACGCCATCGAAGCAGAGGCCGTTGCACCCCCTGCGGCTGCTGCTGGCCCCACTCAACAGGAGATCCAGCAGCTGGATGACCTGCTTGCAAGGGCAGCTTCAAACCTGCCGCTAGAGCAGCGCATTGCCCTGCGAGATCAGCAGCTAGCCCAGAAGTACGGCACAGGCTCACCGGATGAGCCCTCTGCTCCTCCTGCGCCCCCTGCTCCCCCCACGCTTGTCCAGGCACCTGTGCCGGATGACGAATGGGCACGTCGCTTTGCAGAGCAAATCCAAGCCAACCGTGCAGCTATTGATGCCGGTGAGATGACTATTGACGATCTGCTGGCCAACAACATCCAGAAGATTGTGTCGCCCTCTGGTGCCACCACGTATCAACCTGTCCAGCCACAGGCCATGGTTGAGGGTTACCGGGCTTACAGCGACCTGGTAAGTCGGCCTGATGCCACCGGCATCCCGATAATGACTGACGAGCAGATCGTTACCGGGACAGCCTCATGGCTTAAAAATAACAAGTACAGCACCCAAGCAGTATTTCAAAATTTGAAACGCCTTAGCGGCCCGCTTTCGGCTTACAAAGAGAACCTAGTTGCCATGCGTGCAATGGCTATGGTGGTTGACGAAGCAAATAAAGGAGCCGGTCTTGCTGCTAACCGCTGGCTAAACAGCGCCGTAGACGAAGCTGCTGACATGGGCCAGCTTACTGCTGAGCTGCTAGTGCACGCGGCTAAGGCATACCGCGCCAATAATGCTTTTACATCTGTTACCAGGCCGTTGGGTCAATTGCTGCGTAGCACTCAAATACCACGGCCTGAACCTGGCTCCGTTCCGTTTAAGGACGGCGACACAGCTGCTGTAGCTAATGCTGAACTGCTGCCGCCTGGCAAAGACATCAGCGCAGACTTTGAAAAAGAATTGGCCAAGGACCAAGAAGATCTGATTGCTAACACCATTGGCGTCAAATTAAGCCCAGACACTCGTGAAGCCATTATTGCTAACGATTACAGTAATCCCAAGGTGCTTGCAGAGTTGGAAGAACTGGCCAGGTCTATGTCGCAAAGTGCTCTTACGCCTGGCTATTCTCTAGGTTTTTGGAGGCAACTCGGCAAAGTTACAAATATTGGAGCGAATGGTTTAATGCTGTACAGAGTTAGCCAATTGCTGTCGTCAGGCGCCACTTTCTGGAACAGTCTTATTGGTAGTGCTTTTCGCACAGCGTATCTTCCTCTTGTGCAAATTTCAGGCGACGTAGCTGGTGGAAATATGCAAATGGTACCAACGTCGCTAATGCTGTACGGTCAATACGTGCAAAATTTACATGGCGCTTTGCGCCTTGGTATTGAGTCATTTAAGGTGGGTCGCGGTCTATTTGACTTAGATCGTACACAGGTGGACTACTTTGATCGCCTAGCAAAACAAGACGCTAACACTGAAGCAGTTAACGCCAACGCCAGCCCTTCATGGAACATAAACACTTTGCCCTGGTTGTCAGTGCAAGACAAAAGCATTTGGGCTATAGCGCAGAAATGGTCATGGCAACTTCTTAATTTGAGCACTCGTGGGCAGATGTCAATTGATACTGCATTTAAATCATTAGTGGGAACGTCGTTTGAATATGTGCGCAACATTCAGCCTGGTTACAATCACGCTGCTCGTCAAGGGCTTGTTGGCGATGACGCTTGGCGATTTGCCCACGACTATGCGCAAGCCGCAGTAGATCGCAAGTTGCAAGACGTTGTGATTGACGGCAAGACCATTCTTGATGGCGTCATGGATGGCCCCCATGCAATAACTGCTGCCAGGTGGGCAACTTTTACCGACGACATCTGGGCGAACATGGAACCGCGCACCATGCAGCGGGGCATGGAACTTGCCAACGCTAAAAATTTAGAAGGCGAGAAGGCTGAGGCTTACGCACAAGAATACGTAAATGCAGGTAAAGGATTTTTTGGAGAACAACTTAGTGAAATTCCAGGTATTTCACGAACGTTTAGTGTAGTACCAGCATTTTGGCAAAGAGGTCTGGAGTCCGCTGCCGCTCCGTTGTTTAGTTTAATAAATGCCTTTAACCGCTCTCCTGCTGACATTATCAAAGCAGCTGTTCGCAGTACGCCGCTAGCCCCACTGACTGATACGTGGGTGCGTGACGTGTTTTCTGAAGATGCCATGACCCGTAGCCGGGCAAGAGGCGAAGTCGCCATGGGTGCCACTGTTCTTACTTCGTTAAGTGTTGCCATGACTCATGGCGCAGTTGAATTTACCGGCGGTGGCCCGTGGCACCCTGATGCCAAACGCAAATGGACCGAACAATTAGGCAAACAACCGTACTCCATGCGGTTTCGTACTGGCAAAGATGAAAACGGAAATACAACTTGGACGCCGTGGATTAGTCACAAAGCTCTTGAACCTCTTTCGTCTTTGATTGGAGCGATGGCTGATTATCAAGAACTTGCTAACAAAGTAAGCGAAGAATCTGCTAACCGAATGGGGTCTGCCATAGTCGTTGACTTGCTAACGGCAGTAGCTGCTGGTCAATTATCGAAAACTTATTTTCAAGGGTTCGCACAGCTAGTTGAAGCCATAATGAGCTTTGAAGAAATTGACATTGGTTTTAACCGCAGAAATCCTTTTGCTCGCTACATAGAAAGTCAAGCAGCAACTTTTGTGCCTTATAGCAGCGCACTAAATGCAGCCCGTCGTCTTGTGGACCCTATTGCCCGAGAAGTTGAACCTAGCAACAATCCTGACATAGCTATGCGCTTGTTTGAAGAAACTGTGAGCGTAATTAAAAGCAGAACTCCCGGCTGGTCTGAGTCCCTACCTCCCAAGCGCAACTGGATTACTGGAGATCCAATAGTCTTAAGCGGAGTATGGGGTGATGCATTTGTGCCGACTGACCATCCATGGCTGGCGTCGTTCCTGCAACTAGGACCTCAATCATCATTTTTAGTAAAACGAGACCCTGGAATACCAGTGCTTAGGGAAATGGGACAATTGGCCGGCCTTGGTTCCAGTTTTGTTGGGCCAAGGGCTACGGACTTTACCAATGGCGGAACAATTAAAGAAAACCGCTTAAGCCCTGTTGAATTTGAGCAGTACATCCTGGCCGTCAGCCGTACACCCGATCAGTTCGGCAGGACGCTGCTGCAGGCATTAGATGAAGAAATAAAGAGCGACCTGTACCAGCAGAGCCCACAGGGCCGACCCAGTGAACAGGTGAAAAGCCTGCGCGTTGCTGCCTTGAACACCGTGATCAGCAAGTTTTTGGCGCTAGGCCGCGAGACCTTCCTTACAGGGCCTTACGGCAAGCGGCTAATGGAGAACAAGGATTACTCCGAAGGAGCTAACCGTGACGTCCAGTTTCGGCTTAAATACGGTCAAGAGACCGACCCACGTACCTTCATAGAGGCTCTGCGCTGATGGCTTACTCCTACGTCACCTACACGGGAAACGGCGCCCTTACCCAATTCAACGTGCCCTTCTCCTACATCAGGAGAGAGCACGTAACCGTTTTAGTCAACAACGTCAGCCAGAATTTCACCTGGGTCAACAACGGCACAGTGCAGCTCGCAACGGCGCCTGCCAATGGCGCTTCGGTCAAGGTTGCCCGGACCACGCCTGTCGACGCGGTACTGGTTGACTTTGTGGACGGCTCCACACCAGTGGCAGCCGACTTTGACACCAGCAACCTGCAGCACTTGTTCATTGAGCAAGAGCTGGACGACAAAGCGGCATTGGCTTTTGTTCCGACCCCTAGCGGTCTGAACGCACAAAACCAGCCAATCATCAACCTTGCCAACCCAAACAACGCACAGGACGCTGCTACTAAGAGCTACGCCGACACGCAGGACAACCTGCGACTGAAGCGTGATGGCACGGATGCCATGACCGGGAACCTGCCAATGGGCGGGTTCAAGGTCACAGGCCTTGGCACCCCAACCACAGGCACTGACGGCACTACCAAGACCTATGTCGATGCAGGCGATGCAGCGGTCACTGCCTATGCAGACGGGGCCTTTATCAAGCT